CCAATGATGAAAAAGAGCTTGTGGCGTAAATTTAAGGGCGGAGTTAAAATTAAAAATGATATTTGGGCAATGATTGATAAAGAAAATTCAAAAGAAACACGCTCCATTTCTGTTTTGAAAAATGGAAAAATCGTTCACACCAAAATAATCAAAAAATAAAATAAGTATGTGGAAAGAAAAAATAATCGACTTAGGAGAAATTGTAGCTGGAAAAGATGCTAACTACGAAATCATTTTTGAATGGATGGGCGAGGGAGAAATGCCTGTGCGTGAAATTAAATCGTCTTGTACGTGTAGTAAGTCTGAAGTGTCGTATGATGACAAAAGCATCAAAGTAGAGTACAAACCAAAAGAATTTCCAATTCATTTAAGGCGAGATGGGAGAAATTTCTTTTTTACTCAGAAAACAATCACTGTAACTTATAAAGACAACACAATAGACGTTCTGTCCTTTAAGGCAAAAGTGTATGATGAAAAAAGGTTTGATGAAAATCTGAAACTAAAAGATGATACCAATACTTGATAACGGACACGGAGGCGTAATTAACGGCGTTTATACAACAAAAGGAAAGCGTAGTCCACAATGGGAAAAAGGAACGCTCTACGAGGGTGTATTTAATCGCTGGGTGGTCAATAGAATAATTGAAAATCTTTCACGAGACAATATTCCATTCTACCACGCAAGCCCCGAACTTTCAGATGTTTCACTATTCGAGCGAGTTAGTAGAGCAAACAAAATTTATCAAACAAATCCAAAAGTTTATTTATTGTCCATTCATGCAAATGCAGGCGGAGGAACAGGAATTGAGGGCTTTACTTCAAAAGGAATTACGTATTCAGACAATCTTTGCCTTAAGTTTCTAAACAACTTGTCTCAACAAATTCCCGAAATGAAAATGCGTGGAAATAAAGAGGCAGACTTTTATGTTCTTTCAAAAACTGCTTGTCCAGCCCTACTGCTCGAACTCGGATTTATGGATAACAAACAAGATTATGAATTGCTATGGAGCAAAAACTATATCGAAAAAGTAGCATTATCCATAAGCAATACAATCAAACAATTAGCATAATTCTATCATGTCGCTTCTTTTTTCCTTACAAGACGGACAAATGCTTCCCAAAGAAGAAATTCTGTTGCTTCATCCCTTTAATGAACTTTGGAAACGAGACAAAACAAAAGATAAAAAACGTGCTATTGAAGAACTTTCCTATATTGAATTGGTTTGTTCGGAGCTAAAATCAAATCCGCTAAAAAAGTTTCCTACGCAAACAAAAGAAACAATTGCCAAAACAAATCTTTCCTTTAAAAAAGATTGGAAACCTGACAAACTTGTATTATCAGCAATCGATAAAATCATGGAAATACAACAAGAACATTCCATAACTTTAGGCTACTATCTTTCGGCAAAAAAAGCAGTGGAAAAAATGAAAGATTTCTTTGAAAATGTTGACCTTACAGCCGTAAATCCTAAAACGTTTTCACCACTCTACAAGCCCAAAGACCTTACCTCTGCACTCAACGACACAGAAAAAGTTATCTCTAATCTAAAAGCCCTTGAAAAGCGTGTAGAAGAAGAAATAGACGATGTTTCACGCAACAGAGCCAATAAATCAATTTCACCCTTTGCCGACCCCGAATGGAAGAGAAAATAAACGCTCTAAGAAACCCTGATGGAATTTGGATAAACACAAATCCTTTTCGTCAAGAGGCAATTCGTTTTGCTAAAGAGGGAACATATTGCCATGAAAATTGGGGGTCTAAAAATTGGTACGATTATTGGACAGAACAACGAGAGCGATGCATTAACGGCTATTCTTGTGGAGGAGCAAGAATTACAGGCGACCATTATTTTTACCTCAACTTTTGCCCCATTCGTAGAGTGGAAGAAAGCCAAGCGAAAGTATCCAAAAAAATCACTTCCTTTCCCGACTTTTGGGACGGAGACTACAACTATTTTTGGTGTAGAGAAATAGCTAAAAACGGATTAAAAAATAGTTTAGAACTCAAAAATTTATTCTTAGAAATTTCCATAGACGAACAGTATCTTAAAGGCGGATTTAACCTCATCGTTGGGAAGTCGAGGCGAAAAGGATATTCCTATAAATCGGCAAGTATAGCGACAAACAACTATTTCTCAAAGCCTATGTCGCTCACAATATTCAACGCTTACGAAAAGAAATACCTTGCTCCAAAAGGCGTTTTTTCTATGACGATGGATTTTGTGAATTTCATCAACCTGCATACAGCATGGGTTATGCCCTCAGACGTTATCAATCGCTCCGACCATATCAAATCCTCATACATCACCTACAAAGACGGCGTAAAGATTGAAAAAGGGTTTAAATCTGAAATTATGGCAATGACTTGTAAAGACAACCCTGACGCCAATAGAGGAAAAGATGCTGAAGATATTTTCATCGAAGAAGCTGGAGCATTCGGAGTGCCTGGCTTACTCAAAGAACTCTATTTCTCTTCGGAAGATTGCGTAAAAGCAGGCGGAATAAAAACAGGAATGATTACCATTTTCGGAACTTCAGGCGATATGGAGCAAGGAACAGTGGATTACGCCGATATGCACTCTCGACCTTTAGCATACGGACTTTTACCATTCAACAACGTGTGGGATAAAGCAGAAACGGAAACATACTGCGGTTTCTTTCATCCTGTAAATTGGAACATGGAGGGATATTACGACAAAAACGGAAACTCTAAAACACAAGAAGCAAAAGAACAGGAACTTTTAGAGAGGAATTTGTTAATTGAAAATGGAGCAAGTTCATCCGATATACAACGGCGAGTGCAAGAAAAACCACTAACGCCAGCTGAAGCATTTGCCGTGTCTTCAACCAACATTTTTCCCACACAAGAACTGAAAATCCAACTTTCAAAAGTGAAAAGCAAGGGCTGGCAAAAAACAAAAGGTACGCCCATTACTTTTTATTTCAATGACGGAAAAGTAAGCGCAAAACCTTTACTCTCAAACGCAGAACCAATTACAAGTTATTACGCTTCAGTGCAAAACAAAAGTGGTTGTCCGATTATTTATGAGTTTCCATTAGAAAATACGCCAAAAGGACTTTATAAAATAGGCTACGATCCAGTACGGCAAGACGAGGGAACGTCTCTTTGTGGAATAATCGTCTATAAAGGGGCGTATATCGGTTCGACAAGTCATAATGTTATTGTAGCGGAATATGTCGGGAGATTGGACTCAGCCGAAGATATGGATAGAATGGCGGAATATTTTGCCGAATATTATAACACAACGGTAATGTATGAAAATGAAATTCCAGGAGTTAAAAACTATTTTAGACGAATAAAAAAGCTACATTTATTAGCTACACAGCCGGACTTAGTTATCAGTAAAAGCATAAAAAACTCGCGCGTTTCACGCATATTATGACCATGCAACTAAAACTCGCAGGAGAACGTTACGTGAAAGATTGGCTCTTGACAATTCTCGATTATGATGAAAACGATAATCCTGTTCGGGTAATAGATAAAATATATTCCGAACGCTTGCTTGAAGAATTAATTGCCTACAACAAAAAAGGAAATTTCGACTTAGTGTCTGCTCTGTTTATGTGTATGTTTCAAGTCCAAGAAGAAGAACTTGGTAGAGAATATTCAACCAATAGAATGAATAAAAATGCACAGACACTTTTGGGAATGATAAATAATATGTACAGAAAGTAAACCGCTATGATAGACCAACGATTAAGTCAAAAAGAAAAAGAAGCAAACAACAAAGAATGGTACAAACGAAAAGCCGATTATATCGACCGACAGCACTATCATTTTGCATACAGAGACAATAAAAGTATTGAGGCAAATTACAACTTGTTCAACAATATTTTGGACGTTTCAGACTTTGAATATGTATGCAAACCCTTTGGTTCTGAAGTGGGGGAATTGCCAGCTCAAATGGTGAATAGAGACATTGTTTCGGGAAAGATAAAATCACTTATGGGAATGGAAATGAAACGTCCGTTTTCGTGGAAAGTTATCGCCGTTAATCCTGAAGCTACAACACAAAAAGAAAAGGTTGAATTTAACCTTATCCGAGATTATGTTATAAGCAGACTTCAAGAAAAAGACCCCGAAATGTCCGTTAGCGAAATAAAACGCTACATGCAACGAGAATACCAAGACCCAGCCGAAGTGTTGTCCCATCAATTGTTGGAATACTTAATTCAAAAATGTTCCGTAAAAAGAAAATTCAACGAGGCGTTTAAACATTTAGCTCTTTCGGCAAAAGAAGTTTTGTATGTAGGAATTGTCAACGGTGAACCCGAAGTGTGGAACGTCAACTCTATGCGTTTTAATTGTGAACTTTCCCCTGACAATCAATTTATCGAAGATGCAGAATGGGCAAGTTGCGAATATTTAATGACACCCTCCGAAGCGATTAAGTTTTTTGGAAAAGAACTTACAGATGAAGATATAGACAAGATATACAACAACAATAGCAAAGGTGAATATTTGGACTTTTTCGGCAAACAAACAGCTACTGAAAATTATGTGCGTGTGTTACACTGCGTATGGAAGTCCTTGCGAAAAATAAAGTTTTTAACCTATTTAGATGAAGATGGACAAGAGCAATTAAAAGTTGTCGATGAAGAATATAAACTAAACAAAGAAAGTGGCGATGTGCATATCGAAGAGGAATGGCTTCCCGAAGTGTATCAAACATGGAAAATAGGTAGAGATATTTATGTGGAAATGTTTCCTTTGGCTGGACAATTCAAAGACTTAGACAATCTTTATAAATGCAAACTCCCCTATTACGGTGCTATTTGCGACAACACAAATTCTACGCCTACAAGCATTATGGATAGGCTTAAAGTGTATCAATACTACTACAACATAGTTATGTACCGCATAGAGCTTTTACTGGCTTCAGATAAAGGAAAAAAGGTATTGATGAACATTAATTCCATTCCCGATAGTGCTGGTATAGATATTGAAAAATGGCAATACTTCTTTGAAAGTTCACCCTTTATGTGGTTCGACCCAAACGAAGAGGGAACAGGTTATACAGATATGAACTCTATTGCTCGGCAAATTGATTTGTCTTTATCTTCAGATATTGCCAAATACATTCAGTTTGCAGAATACCTAAAACGTCAAGCCTCTATGTCGATAGGAATACTCGACGAAACAGAATTTGGAGCAAACAACAAAGAACAAATTTCCCCAAATGTTATAGAGCCATATTTTGACTTACACGACCACGTTAAAAGAAACGTTTTAGAAGCCTTAATCGAAACGGCAAAGATTGCTTACGCAACATCTAAACCACAGAAACTAACTTATGTGTTAGACGACTTGTCGAGCGTTTTAATCAATTCTGACGTGTCTTTATTGGAAAATGCTACTTTGGGTATCTTCCTGTCCAATTCATCGAGGATAAGCGAAGTAAAAGCTCTTATTGAACAATTGGCTCACGCTGCAATGCAGAACCAACGTGTCGAACTTTCAGACGTTATTTCAGTACTTAAACAAGAAAGTATTGCCGAAGCCGAAGAAGTGCTTAAAACAGCTGAAGAAAACAAACGTGAAGCAGAAGCTAAAGGAGTGCAAGAACAACAAGAAGCAACTGCTAAATTGCAAGAAATGTCTTTTGAACTTGAGCGACAACGACATGAACAAAAACTAACAGAAATTACGGTAAAAGAAACCGAAAGACGGAAAACTGAAGCAATGAAAAAGTCAATACAACCCGAAGAAGAAAAAGATATTGATATAACAAAAATTGTGCGTGCTGAACTAAATAAAGAAAAGCTAAATCTTGAAAAAGAGAAGTTGGAACATCAAAAATTGGTGGACAAACAACGACTCGTACAAAGTGAAAAACGCTTAGAAAAGGTGTAAATCTATTACCTTTAATTTGTTATTTCTTCTTGTTTTAGCTTATTAGTAGCTGTATCTTTGTTGAATGATGAGCGAAAAAGATACCGTAGCTTTTTTTGAAGACCAAGAGCCTTTAGAAGAAATAATGTCTTTAGAGGAAGATACTCAAACGGAAAATATTATCGACACTGAACCGCAAGAAGAAGAATTACAAGAGGAGCTTGAAGAAGAACCTGAAGTAGAGTTTTTTGAAGCTGAAGCAGAAATGGAAAGTCCATCAAATGCTATTTTAGCGTTGGATTATTTAAAACGCTTGGGAATTGTAAATTATGAACCTGAGGGTGAACTAACTGAAGAAACAGCTGAAGAAATTATCAAAAACTCAATTGATGAAGAAGCAAGCAAACGACTTGAAGCCTTAATTAACAGCATGCCAAAGGAAATTGCCGAGCTAAACAAACATATTCTCAACGGAGGCGATCCTTTAGATTATGACGGATTTTCATCCAAAGAAACAGACCATGAAACAATCGTTCGGGAACAGTTAGAAAAAGAGGGCTTAGACCAAGAAGATATAGACGACCAAGTAGAATATTTGAAAAATAACGGTCGCCTTGAAAAACGAGCAAATTTCTATTCTTCAAAATTGCAAAAAGAATTGGAAAATCAACAGAAAGCGGAAAATGAAAATCGACAAAAACAAGATGAAGACGCCCGACTTTCACTCAAATCACGCATAGGCTCATTCTTGGAAAGTAAAAACGATGTAAAAGGATTAAAACTCTCTAACGATGAGAAAACGTCTCTGCCCGATTATATGACCGAACGCAAGTTTAAAACCGATAGCGGACTTTCTATAACAGGGATGCAAAAAGATTTGCAACAAGCCTTACAAAACGAAGAAAAAGCGGTACTCTTAGCTAAAATGCTCCGCAACGACTTCGATTTTAAAGAACTTAAAACAAAAATAGAAACGGATACTTCAAAGAAACTAAAAGATAATATTCAGCGTAGCAAACAAACAACGCCAAATAAATCACTTTCTGAGTCTTCGTTTAATAGTAAGAAATTTTTAGCTGACTTTTTTTAATAATCAATTATGAACATTGGAAATAAATTAATTACCAAAGAAATGGAGTGGAATGCCAACATGACAGAACAAAGTCATTTAGGCGCGGCTCTTATCGCTAAACCACATAAATTTGTCGGGACGATGGATACGCTATTTTCAGCGAAAAACTATTACTCCGACAATCCATTGCTGTCCGTTTTGATGGGAAATAAACTCACCGAAGAAACAATCGGAAGTACAGAATGGGAATGGGATTTAAAAGGAGCAAATACACGCCCTTTGGTGTCTATCGAACAGATAAACACAACGGCAACACCTGGGAAATTTAAAACGCCCTTTAAACTTAAGTTAGATGAAAATTGGTTTGTGCCAGGGGACGTTATTGTTCCAGGTACTGCCGATAAACGCTTTCAAGCTCGTGTAATTGACGAACCACGCCGTTCAGGAGACGGTTGGGAATATTCACTTCGCTTGGTTTCAGATGATGATAACGCTTTTATTCCCTTAAAACACTTTGAAGTAGGTGCATATTGGGCAAAACTTTATTCAATATACGAAGAGGGAGCAGACCAATCGGGAAGCACACAGTTTAGTTTGCCTATTTCTTTGAGAAATAAAATGACGAAATTCCGTAAGAAGTATAAAATTACAGATTACGCCTCAACAGAAGTGCTTGCAGTAGCTATTCCCGATAGTAAAGGGCAATACCATACTTCATGGATGAAATATGCCGAAGTAGAATATTGGCAACAATGGTATAGAGAACTTGAAAGAGGAATTTGGTATTCTCGAAGTGCAGATACGGTTATCGGTTCTAACGGACGACCTGTGCGTTCAGGACCAGGCATACAAGAACAGCTCGAAGATGCACACGTTCACCGTTATAGCCACTTGACCGCTAAGCTCATAGAAGACTATCTAATGGATATTTTCTACTCTCGTGTAAAACCAGGGCAAGGAAGAGCGATAAAAGGCTATACAGGCGAATATGGAATGCTTATGTTTCATCGTGCTATTCAAGATTGGATGAATAAATCGGGCTTTATTAAAAACGTTGAAGTATTTACTAACGGTGTAAAATCCGAAGTGCATAACAATAGTTTAGAAGCTGGTTATCAATTTGTGAAATACAACATGGCAAATGGAGCTTCTTTAGAACTTGTGCATAATCCGCTTTATGATGATAGAGAAATAAACTTTGAAATTGACCCGATAACAGGCTATCCCGTGGAGTCGCAACGGATAACATTTTTAGACTTTTCGGGCGATAACGCTAAAAATTCAAACGTCAAATTGATGTGTAAAAAAGACGGAATGGCGTTTACTTATGTGGAGGGGTTGTATGGACCCTACGGACCCAAAAACGGCGGTTCTTCAGCTCATTCGGGAGCGTATTATGAAATGCACGTAGAGAAGTCCTGTGGCATACATATTCACGATGTTACAAAATGTGGTGAGTTGATTTTATCAAGAAATTAATGCGATGAAAATTGAAGTTCGACCGATAGAAAGGAAACGTTGGCACGAAAAAAGAGGGGCTGAAAACTTTGCTCGTCCTAAGAAAATTCAGGCTCTCGTTGATGCTGAAAAAAATGAATACGCAACAGGATTGTCCGATGAAGATATTCGTTATCTCTCGCAAAAAATGGGGGTGATTTACGACCTTTCGCCCTCATTTAATCAAGATAAACCGCATCCATTTTGGGACTCATCAACAGCCGTTATAAAGCTCAATAACGCAACGATGTTTTTTGATACCGATAATCCGCTCGACTTCATTCGAGTAAAGGTTATGAAAGCATCTAAATATGTAGCTAATTCGCAAAAAGAATACGATGAGGGACACTTTCCCGATGCTACGCATGTTATCTTTGATGAAGTAGAAGAAGTCGATTTAAAGGCTTCTAAAGTGGCAATTAAGAAACGAGCAATTGTTGAATGTTCAAAAATTTCTATCGAAAAGAAAGTTCAAATAATTCTCGTTATTAGCGGTAAAGATTTAAAGGGGCGTTCGGATAATTTTGTAGAAGTAGAACTCGATAAGATTATTGAAAAAACGCCTAAAGAAGTGTTGCGATTAATTGAAATGAATGCTGAAAAGTTGGCGTTGCATTCTTTGGTATTGCAAGCACTCAACAAACGAATATTTAAAAAACAAGGACACAAAATATTGTACCAAGACTCAGTACTCGGACAAGACGTGTTTGATGTTATAGAGTATCTCCAAGACGTGGAGAACCAAGACTTGAAACTTAGGGTAATGTCGATGGTATGACAATCGAAGAAATGCACTACGACCTAAAATTTAAACTCAATAAGGTTGATAGTCAGCAGTATAAAAACTTCTTAATACCTGAAATAGATTGGCTCTTAAATGAAGCACAAGAACTGTTTGTAAAAATGGTTGCTATGCCGAGAATGTATAGCTATTTGGGCTTTGAAAAGAACCAACGTACTATTGAAGATATTCGCAGTTTGGTTGTCAATAATGACTGTGTTGCTGTGGTGGGAAACGTTGCTGTATTGCCAGCCAATTATTGGTATTTCCTAAGTGGAGAGGTTGATATTGTAAAAGATGGTTGCTCAAGTAGAAAGGCGAGATTGTATATCAGGGAGCATGATGATGAGTTTGAAAAAAGCCCCTTTGATTGTTCCTCTTTTGAATGGCGAGTGGTGAACGGAACATTTTTTGAAGATAAAATACGTGTGTATGATGACGGAACGTTTGTAGTAAATACGCTCTGTTTGAATTATATCTCAAAGTTGAAATATATACATAACGCTTTTCAGTTTCCAGGCGGATTGTATAAATTGCCCTCAGGGGTAACGTTGATAGGAACTCAAGATTGTGAACTTCCTCAACATACGCACAGAGAAATTGTGGATTTAGCAGTATTAATAGCTTCAGGACAAATAAATATGCCCGACTATCAATACAAACTATTAAAATTAAGGTTTAACGAATTAAAATAAAAAA